ACTCTTTTTTATACGAACCCTCTTTTTAACAGAAAAACACCTTTTCATTTTAGTAATGCCATTTGATATATATTGTGTTGTTGGATCGAAGATGCTTTCTGTTATCCTCGCGACTTCAGGGCCCCCAAATGGCGGGGCCACTAAGTCGCCTATTGAAAATTTGTTAAGAAGTCTGAGGAAAAGGGAATCATGTAGTTCCTACATGTCTTCCCTTGAGGCTTAGAAGTAGCATTATGAATACCAATACAACGAATTGAGTTGTTAACAGCTATAAGAACAGGGGCACCACAGGCGCCTTCTTCAGTTGAAGCATTATAGCTTGATCCATCATAATTACCAGAAGAAATCTTAACCTTCATTCCATCAGAAAACCAACAAAGAGAAACTAAGCCTGAATTGGCAGTAGAAGGCACATAAGACGAAAGACCAGAAGGTTTTGTACTAAAATAAACAGCTTCAATATCACCAACACCGGTTTTAACTTCTACAATCTTTTTAACAACCAATCTTTGAATTTGAGAAGCATTGTTAACTTTAATGCCTAAACGAACTTGGAAGTTATCACCAACTTTCAAAGGCTCATCTTCTCTAGTCATATAATGCCCACTAGTAATAAAATATTTTCCAAGACAAACTCCATTAGCAACATTATCAAGACCTTCAACAACAGCCATATAATTTGAAGCATTATCAGTTGTAACTATAACGGCATCAGACTGAGCTTCTTTTTTAATATATCTCATCCCCTTAACTCTGGCAACAGATTTAACACATTTCTTAGGGATAAGATCAACTTTCTTTTTGCAAGTATGAGAAGCAGCTTCTTTAAACATTTCTCCGCAGCCATCACACTTAACCAAAACAACAGCCTTAGAAATTTTCTTTTTTCTTAAACAAGCTCTAGTATGAAAAATAGCCTGACGACCTTCACAGTTACCTTTATAACTTTTTATAACGAAACTATTATTAACTTTAACGACATAAAGACAAGACTTTAGTTTAAAAACTTCAGGCTTAGGTTTATTACTAATAAATAAAAATTTTCTAGCTTCATCAACAGAAACGAAAGAGCAATTCAAAACATCACCAACTACAGTGTTAACATACTTCAAGTTTGGAACAGCTTCACGAAAGTGCCTATTTCTTAAAGGAACTTGCTCTCTCTGATCTAAATAATTTAAATAATTATAAAACTCTTCATTATCTTCATTTTCTAAAGCTTCATCATTAACAAAAGAATAATTACTAGAATAATCATTATAATCAGGATCGTTTACAATAGATTGGTAACCTGGATTCTTTTTTCTCAAACTCTTAGCTCTGCCAGCATCTAAAATTGCTTGCTGTCTCTTACCGGGTTCTCTATAAATTCTTTTATAATCTTTCTTACGATCTTTAGAACCATCAGTGTCTATCCATCTCTTATAAGTTTCTTTAAAGAGAGCCCGAGCTTGCTCGGCAAATTGACCAAATTCATTTTCAAAATAATTAGGATCAGAAGCTATCAAGTCAGCATATTCATAATTGTCAACTTGTATTAAATGTAAAAATCGATTTTCCAAAGTGCCTTTACCTGAAGCATAAAGATAAGCAGCATTATCATGCCAAACTGGAGTTCGCTTCTTTTTATTAGAAACAGTAACATTACGAATTACTTTAGTTTGATTTCTCAAACCAAAATTTGCACTTGTAGAATTAGTGGAAACATTTTTAACATTATAACCTCTTTTTCTTTGCCTATTGGAATTATAATTGGGATTATGAGTTTTCTTCCCTCCCTTGGCTTCATGAATTTTTGGTCTGCAATTGCTAAAATGAGTGCAAAAATGACCACCACATGAAGTCATACAAGACTCCCAAGCACTGGTTTTTAAACCAATAGGACAATCTTTATGATGGACACACTCTTTAGTGGCCCTAACACAATTGGCACTATGAACACAATCTGAGCCATGACAATCAATACAACAATCTACAGAGGCAGACAACTTTTTAGGGCAATTGAAATGTTTACAAACAGAATTACTTGAATCATCCAACCAAAAACGATATAACAAGTAAAAAACGATAACCAAAACCAAAACAGTGAAAATAGCGAGAGCAACTTTCTTTTGCCAAGACATTCTCTCAAACTTTGAAATAATATAGTCATAGACAAACTCGAAAATCACATCACAAATAAAAACAAAATATTCTAAAACATCCGTAGAAAAACCAAATATCTTTAAAATATTACGTAAAATAAAATCACAAATTTTCTTAAAAATTTCTCGATAAATAGGATCATTTAAATTATCACCATTTTCAGGATCATCACAAGGGAAATCAATTAAACCAGAAGAAAGCCAATATAAACCTGAGAAATAACCAGGACTACAACGAAAACAAGAACAAGTGGAAGAATTCAACAAAGTAGCACCATAAGAGGAAGAATTTCCTTTCATCTCTTTCTTTATCCCTTTTGTTTTTTCATAATCAGCAAAAGGATCATTAGTGTAATTATCAATCATGAACTTATTGAAACGAGCATTACTAGAATGAGAATTCCTCTTTTTCTTAAAAGCAACACTATATTTTCTAAAAACTCTCAACTTTCTTTTTTGAACAGAAGTAAAAGTTTTCTTTCCTTGTTTTTTGAATCCAAAGGTCAAATCATCATCGGAATCGGCATCATCTTCCTCATTTTCAGACTTATTGTCATCTTCTTCATCAGTGTCAGCATGAGAATCAGCCTTTTCTTTTTCTTTAGGAACAACATCAACACTATCAGGTTCATTAAAAAACACAGTGGTAGAAGTCGCAGGAGTAGCTCCATCATCATTATCTTCGGAAGCTAAAGCAGCAAACTGCTGCTTCTCCTTTTCTTCAAATTTCTTTTTCTTTTTAACAATATCGTGCTTTTCCAAAGACTGATCAATGAATTCTTCTTCTTCTTTTGTCCTAAAA